AGGAGATCATGCCGGCCGTGAAGTTCCGCGAGCTCATAGAGAGGGGGCTCGCCGAAGGTTACGGGCAGATGGGGTACGAGGATGTACTCAATGGGATACGCTCGGGCGAGTACCAGCTATGGGCCGCCGAGGGTTCCGTGGTCATCACGACCGTGGACCTGTTCCCACGCATCAAGCAGCTCACGGTCATTATCGGCGCGGGCGACCTGCGCGAGATCGACGACGAGCTGCGGCCGATGATAGAGACGTGGGCGCGCAGCATCGGCTGCGACACGATGTTGATAATGGGCCGCCCCGGCTGGGAGCGAGCGCTTGACGGATACCGTCGCACCTGTGTGGTGCTGGAGAAGAAACTGTGAGCAAGATTTTTAGTTCCAAGAAGAAGGACGTCCAGAAGACCGAGATCGACCCGCAGATCTATAACCGCGTCCTCAGCAACCTTCAGTTCGCCGAGGATGTCGCGGCGATTCCATATGAGCCGTACCGCGGCATGATGGTGGCGCCCTTCACGCGGGACTATATGTCCGGCGAGGCGATGACGCGCCGTATCGCGCAGGAGGGCGGATTCGTCCCCGAGGTGGAGCAGGCCGCGCGCGCGGCGCAGCGTGAGCTCGGCTTCCAGCCAGAGCGCATCTCGGCGGGCGCCGTCGGGACGCAGTTCGGCGCGCGTGATGTCGGCGGCGCCTTGGCGCGTGGACCGGAGCGTATCAGCGCCGGCGCGGTCGGGACGCAGTTTGCCCCCAGCCGCGTCTCTGCCGGCCGCGTCGGGACCACCTTCGGCGCGCGCGACATTAGCGCCCCTGGCGCCGCGCCCACGGCGCAGGCGGCGGGCTTCTTGGACCAAGACCTCGGCCGCTACATGAACCCCTACGAGGCGGCCGTCACCCAGGCGGGGCTCGAGGACATCAGCCGCGCCGAGGAGCAGGCTCGCGGGACGCGATCGGCTCGCGCCACGGCGGCGCGTGCCTTCGGTGGCTCTCGTGCCGCCATCGAGGAGGGCATCGCCGCGGGCGAGGCCGCGCGCGAGCGTAACCGCTATGTTGCCGAGCAGCGCGCGCGGGGCTTCCGCGAGGCGGCGGCGCTGCGAGAGGCCGATGTCGGCCGCGAGCAGGCGGTGCGGCTCTCGAACCAAAACGCGGCGCAGAATGTGATGGAGCTCGCCCAGCGTGGTCAGATCTCGAACCAGCAGCGCGACATGGAGCTCGCGCGGCTCGGGCTCACGGCCGAGACCGCGAACGTCGACGCGCAGATGCGCGCCGACCTCGAGAACCAGAGGGCCATGCAGGAAGCGCAGCGACTGGGGTCTGCCGCCGAGCAGTTCAACGTCGAGCAGGGGATGCGCGCCGGGGCGGCGAACCAGCAGGCGATGCAGGACTATATGCGCATGGGCCTCTCTGCCGAGGAGGCAAACCAGCGGGCGCAGCTCGACGCGCAGCGTCTTGGGACCGCCGCCGAGCAGTTCAACGTCGGCACAGGGATGGAGGCCGCGCGCGCGAACCAGGCGGCCGGGGTGCAGGGCGCAGAGCTGCGGCTCGGCGCCGGGCGCGACCTGGCCGGCTACGGCCAGACGGCGCTGGAGAATCGGTACGGGGCGGGCAGGGCGATGATGGGCCTCGGCACGCAGCAGCAGCAGCTCTACCAGCAGTTCCTCAACGCGCAGCGCGAGGAGGACTTCCGCCGGCAGCAGTTCCCGCTCCAACAGCTCGCCATCCGCCAGGGTGCGGTGCAGGCGTCGCCGATGAACCAGACCGTGACCTCAACCACCACGGGGCGGCCGTCGTATTGGAATATGCTCGGCCAGACGGCGGCGGCGTTCTTCCCGACTCCCGGCTCCGACGAGCGCATGAAGCGCGACATCAAGAAGATCCGCAACCCGCTCGATCGCGTGAACCGGCTGAAGGGCATCGAGTTCGAGTGGGAGAACGGCTACGGCGAGCGCGAGGGCGAGGACATGGGCGGCGAGGAGGACATGGGTATGTCCGCGCAGTCGGTGGAGCGCGCCATGCCGGAGGCAGTCTCTCGGCGTGAGTCGGACGGGATGCGGCAGTACGACCTGCCCCAGGTCGTCGGGCTCCTCACCGAGGCCGTGAAGGAGCTGGACAAAAAGGTCGGCGCCAAGCGCCGCAGGAGCGTGTGACATGGACCTGGATTTTCTGAAGAAACTCGCCGGCATGGGCGGCGACGATTTGGGCGCATCCGCGGCCTCGCGCTACGGCGACGCCTACAGTAAGGCCGGCAAGCTCGGCAAGCTCGGGATGCGGCTCGCGTCCATGCCGCAAGAGGAGATGGACCTTTCGTCCACGGTCTCCCTCAAGCCCCGGATGCCAACCGGCATGGACCCGCGCCGGATGTACGGCGATCTGTATTCTTCCTACGGCGGCCGCAAGATGCGCGGCCTGCTTTTTGATTGAGGTGATGTATGGCTGAGAAACCAACAGACGGTCTCTTTAAGCGCCTCGGGCGCGGCTTCGACCGCTACGTCGGCGGCTTGCTGGGCGAGGACCTCGAGGGCATGAGCCCAGAGGAGAAGGCGGCCGCGCGTCGCTCTGTCATCGGCATCATCGGCCGCGGCATGGTCGACCCGTCGCAGGGCTCGGAGGCGCTCGGCGCCGTGACGCAGGCCCGCGCCATGCAGCGCGCACAGGCCGAGGTCGCCCGCCGCACCGCCGCCGCCGAGGCCGAGATGCCCCGCATCGCCGGGCGTCTCTTTGAGGGCACCGCAGGGACGCTCGAGAGCCTCCCGGGTATTAGCGGCGAGGGCGGTCAACTAACCGCTAGTTATCGTCCCAGGATGCTTGAGAGTCTGCCAGGAGAGGGCGGAGAGGGTGGTCAGCTGACCGCTCGCTATCGACCAAGGACGCTCGAGAGCCTTCCTGGTATTAGCGGACAGGGCGGGCCGCTGACTTCCCGCTACCGCATTGACCCGCAGGATGCCATGGCGCGGCTATACGGCACGCAGGAAGGGCGCGATGTCGCCAACCTGTCGCCGGGGCTTGCCACTCTTGCCGAAGGAATGGCGAAGGAGAAAACCGGAATGCAAGTAGTTGGCGGGTCGATATACGACCGCGCGACTGGTCAGTTTATCACTCCGCCGGAGGCGCCCAAGCCTCGCGTGCCGGTGCGTGAGGTGGACCTCACGGATAGGGCCATCCTTTATTATAGCGACGGCACGAGCGAGACCTTTCTGAAGGGCGCAGCCCCACGGGGTGCCGGTGGTGGCGGTGGCGGTGGCGGTGGCGGCGTCGGCGGCGATGAAGGTGGCTTTGGAAAAGAGGACGCCACTACGCTGCGCAAGGAAGCCACCCCGCAACTAGCGGAATACCAGAAGTTTGGAGACGCATGGGGGCGTATCCAAGAAGCGGCCACAAACCCAAGCGCAGCAAACGACATCGCGCTGATCTTTGCATATATGAAAATATTGGACCCTACCAGCGCGGTAAGAGAGGGCGAGTTTGCGACGGCGGCAAACGCCGGGGGCATCCCGCAGAGAGTCTGGGCAAGATACAACAACCTCATGCGCGGAGAGAAGCTAAACCCCGAGCAGAGAGGGGATTTCCTGTCTTCAGCGTATGGGCTTGTCAAAAGCCAGCACAGGAACGCGCAGAGGGTTGTCGATAGGTATGCTCGACTAGCTAGTGGCTATGGCGTTAAGCCAGAGGCCGTGGCAGAGAATCCCTTATCCTGGGCCATCATGCCGAGAGTCAGCAATCAACAAGAGTTTGACAAGCTGCCACCAGGGTCTTTGTTTGAAGATGCCACTAGCGGCAAATTGAAAGTCAAGCCGAGGTAGTCAAAGTGAGCGAAAAAAAAATGAATTGGAGAGACGCGCCTCTGGCTGGCGGAGGGGAAGGGCCCGATGCCGTTCAGAGGAGTCCAGAGCAGCAGAAAAGGCGAGCCATTGAGCTTGCGCAGCGCACCGCAATACAAGGAATCACACAGGGCGTTTTCGGGATTCCCGCATTTGCTGGTGATGTCTTGTTCGGGGCCGCCCCCAGTCTATTGACACAAGCGCTCGGCGGCGAACCATACACGGGGGATCGCCTTACCCCTTTTTCGTCTAGCGTTAGATATGCGGGTGAAAGTTTGGCGGACTTGCTGGGAAAGCCAAGGCCAGAAACCGAAGCAGAAAAAGCGGCCGTTCGATACGGAACCACCGGCATTTCTGCTCTTGGCGGGGCTGGGCTGGCTACTGCTACCTCAAGGCTGCTCCCAAAGGCTGTTTCTGCGCCACCTGTCTCAGGAAATCTCTTGAGGCCCAATGTTATGGCCCCGGCAGAGCGATCTAGGGTCGCAGCCGCGGAGCTTGGCGCGGCGCCAGCGGCGCAAACAGGGGCAGCTGTTGGCGGAGAGCTTGGCGCGGATGTTGGAGAGTTAGCCGCAGGGGATGACGCGAGCGCAAAAAGATCTGCTGCTTTTAGAACCGGCGGCTCTCTTTTAGGTACTGTCTTGGGGGGGTCTACATCCGGTGTGTCAAGCGCCGCGGGCTCAACCGCTTCCCAGCCGTTTACCGTCCCAGGCAGAGAAATCAGCGTCGGCTCGCTTTTAAGAAATATGGCGGCCAATCCTGATCAAGCAATATTTAATCTTGAGAGGTCCAGAGCGAATGTTCCTGGTGTTCAGCCTTTGACGGCTGACTCCGCTAAAGACATCGGATTGGCAGGGTTTGAGACCGGGGTTCGATCTGGCGCCGACATGACCAACCTGATCGCCGCGCAGAGGCTTGCCAATTCAAGGGTTCTGCGCCAAGAGATGGACAGGCTCGCGCGTACATCTGACCCGGCAGAGCGAGATGCAGTCATCGCAAAGATGCAAGCCATCAGAAGCGAAATGACGAAGCCGATGCGCGAGCAGGCTTTTGCATCAATGGACGCAAACATATCCCCTGAGTTGGCCCAGAGAGGAATTGCCCTTTCTGTAGATGACGTACTTAAAAAAATTAACTCTAGCGAAAGAGGCGCCGGAGAAGGCGCAGGGGCGGTCATAAATTGGACTCGAGGAAGATTGAAAGATCAGATTTTAGGCCCGAATGTGGAAGGAAACTTCTTTAGAAGGCTTTATGAAATCCGAAAGGATTTGCGTGAGAAAACTCTTGCGCCTACGACTGATGAGCAGACCCGAGCATTCAAGAGCGGGGCCCCTGTAGCGGAGGACATAATCCGAACAATTGATGACATCTTGGACTCGGCTGCCGGCGGAAACAAATCGTGGCAGAGTTATCTTGAAAACTTTGCAGCGTCCAGCAGGCGACAAGAACGAATCGGATTGTTGCAGGACATTCAGCAGCGCAGCATAGGGACCACGGCAGATATTGAGTCCGGCAGATTTATGCTGTCTGCTCCAGCCATGACCAGAGCGATCAGGAACCGCCAGAGCGAAATCAACGAAACCCTGACCAGCGTCCAACAGAAAAGGCTGAATAACATCCTTTTGGACTTGCAGCAGGGGTCCGCCCCTACTGCGCCTGGCGCAAGGCCGCCAACATCCGGCACCGTAAAGAACATCACGATGGCAAACCTGATTGGCAGGACTCTTGGCGGTCAAGCATCTGATTCTGCGGCCCTGCGCACATTGATTAAGCCGCTCGAGTGGCTGACAAATGTGCCGGAAGAAAAGGCCCAGGAGCTTCTGGTCAAAGCGATGATTGACCCGAAGCTTGCGGCTCTTCTGATGCAGAAAGCAGATCCTAAAAATGTCGCAACATTCAGCGATTCTCTGCGAGATTCAGCCAGAGGATCTATCTATGCTGCACCTAGAAGCGGGCTTTTAGGTCAAGGCGAATGACGACCGAGCCCTCATGGATGCACCGCGCGCGGCGCTACCTTGGCCTGCGGGAAACCCCGGGCAAGGCGACGGCGCCGGTCATCTCGCGCTGGCTCCTCGAGCTCAAGGCGTGGTGGCGCGACGACGAGACGCCGTGGTGCGGGGTCTATGTGGCCTCCGTGATGCGCAAGGATGGGCTCGTCCCGCCGAAGCATTGGTACCGCGCGCGGGGCTGGCTTGAGTTCGGGGTCAGCGTCCCCGACCCGATCCCCGGCTGCATCGCCGTCTTCGAGCGAAAGGGCGGCGGCCATGTGGGCTTCGTCGCCGGCACCGACGAGATGGGGCGGTTGATGGTGCTGGGCGGAAACCAAGGCAACGCCGTGAGCCTCGCTCCATTCGATCGCGCGCGGGTCCTCGGCTATCGCTGGCCGTCGACCGTTCCAATCCCGGCCACCAGACTACCGCTGGTGGCCTCCAACGGGGCGACGAGCTCCATCAACGAAGCATGAGGTGTTTATGACTGGTGAACAAATCGCGGGCATCGTCCGCGCAATCGTGGCCGCGGTCGGCGGCTACCTGGTCGGCAAGGGTCTCGCCGATGCTGAGACGGTCGCAGCCGTCGCCGGAGCCGCCGCGACCATCGCCGCGGCCGTCTGGTCGGTGCTCTCCAAGAAGAAGGCCGACCCGGCTTGATCCGGCTCTGGCTGGGGCTCGCCCTGGCCGTGACCTTGACGGCCGCCGGGTGGTTCGGCTACCGTGCGGCGCACCTGGCGGGCTACGAGGCCGGCTCGGCGGCTGTCAAGGCGGAGTGGTACGCAGACAGGGCGAGGGCGGCAGAGGCCGCCACCGAGGCCCTGCGGGCCGCTCACGCGAAACGCGAGGAGGTGGAGCGTGACCTCGAGTCGAGACTGGGCGACGCTGATCGCCGTGGGCGCGAGCTTGCTCGCAGGCTGCGCCACCCCCCAGCCTGTCCCGTGCCCGGCCCAGGTATCGCCCCCGTCCCGTCTGATGGTGCCGCCGGAGTCCCCGGCGACGAGGGAGCGGCTCTTGCGGACCACCTCGCCGCTTGCGAGCGAGACGCCGAGCGCCTCGGGGAGCTCCAGCGGTGGGTAGCAAAGTAGACCGCTACAAGAAGCTCGGCATCCCGCGCCGGTTTCAGATCCACGGCCACGAGGTGCGCGTCAAGATATTGACGGATGTTAGCTGGCGGCGGCTTAAACTTCCTAAAGATGCGGTCGGCATCTTCGACCCAACATCCCATGTTATCGCTTTGCGGAACGAGCTCGGGGACACCGAGCTGGGCCATGCCTTCTGCCATGAGTTTACGCACGCCTTGCTCGACGCCATGAACCACAAGCTCTCGTTCAACGAGGTGTTCGTGGACAACTTTGGGGCGATCCTGCACCAGGCGCTCCAGACGTTCACCACGGCCACTAGATGAGCCCCAAGCGTCACCTAATCATCCCCGACGCGCAGATTAAGCCGAGGGCCAACACAGAGCACGTCGACTGGGCCGCCCGCGCCATCGTCGAATACCAGCCGGATGTCATCGTCTGCATCGGCGACTGGTGGGACTTCCCCAGCCTCAACTCGCACAGCGAACCCGGCTCACAGGAGCTCGAGGGTACGCGGTACCAGGAAGATGTTGAGGCCGGGAACGAGGCATTCCGGCGACTCTGCGCGCCGATGATGGCCGAGCAGGAACGGCGGGTGAGGGGTAAGCGGAAGTACTGGACCCCGAGAAAGGTCTTCATCCCGGGCAACCACGAGGCGCGCGCGGATCGCGTGGCGTCACGCGAGCCCAAGTGGAAGGGCACCATCGGCTCGCACAACTGCCAGACGCTAGACTGGGAGCGCCCTAAGTTCCTCGAGATCGTCGAGATCGACGGCATCAAGTATTGCCACTACTTCCCGAACCCGTTTTCTGGCCGCCCCATTGGCGGCACCATCACGAGCCGCCTCGGGCACATCGGCTCGAGCTTCGTGCAGGGCCACCAGCAGGGCTTTCTGTACGGGTCGAAGCAGTACCCGGACCATGTGAAGCACGGCCTAGTCTGCGGTCGGTTCTACATCGACCACGAGGGCTACAGGCCCGAGGACGTGCAGCGCTCCGAGTGGAGCGGCATCGTCGTGCTCAACGAGGTGCGCGCAGGAAACTACGACCTCATGCCCCTGAGCATGGATTACTTACGCCGCAAGTTCGGGTAAGTGGCCGGCTGCGGAGATGGGGCCGGCGCTCCAAGTGGGGGTGCGCTCCGCTCGCGGGTGGTCAGTCGTCGAGACTCAGGTCTTCAAGTATGGCAGCCGCGTGTGAGCAGTACCAAGCGGCCTTGCGCAAATCCTGCGCGTAGGCCTTTTTCTTGTCTGCGCGCATCAAATACTTGATGGCCGCGCCCCGGCAGTAGGCCACCGTCTGGAGACTCCCGAGCGCGGCGTGGATGACGTCGATCGCCTCGACCTCCTCGCCACTCGGCAGCACCAACTTGTAATGGGCCGGATTGTTCACCATGTCCTCGTCAACGAGGTCGTTAATGAGGTCGTCCCATTCATCGTCGTCGAGCTTCATGCGCTTCATCACGCGGCCCTCTTCTTGAGCTTCTCGTGCAGGTCGTACAGAGCACGCAGGTGCAGGAACGCGGGCCATGCGTCGTCGTCCAGGCTTGGGTAGAAGTGGTGGCCAAAGTCGCCGTTTTCCTTGCTGAAGCGCAGCAGATGGTATCCGCCGTCGATCTTCTTTTCGGTGCATTCCTCGTAGGCCTTGGCGTAGGCCGCGAGCTGACAAAGCATCTCGGGGTACACCCCGTTCGATGTCTTGAAGTCGCCCAGCACCAGCTTGCCGTCGAGCTTGCCGATGAAGTCGAGCGTGCCGCCGTACCGGTGCGCCTCGGATATCACCTGCACCTCGCAGTCGATGATCTCGAGCTGGGTGCCCTTGCACCAAAACTCGAACGCCGAGTAGGCCGACCCCGCCTGACGCTTGAACGCATCGCGGTCTACGACCGTCTTCGCGTCGAGCGCCTCGGTGAGCACGGTCTGCGGGTTGCCGCCCTTCACCCAGGCCTCGCACATGGCGTGGACCGCGGTGCCGATGGCGAGGATGTCCGAGCCCTCGTAGAGGCCGGCGGGGGATTGCTCCCCCCGCCCCTCGAGCACGCCGTGCTCGCGCCCGGTCTTGTAGGCCCAGTTGATCAAGGCGCCGGGGTCCTTGATCTTGAGCACCGTGGTCACGCTCGGGATTCGCTTCCCGTCGGCCGCCCGATATCCTAATTTTGCGGTAGGCATGATTAGAAGCTCAGGTCGTCGTCGACGAATGACTCGCCGCCCGCGGGGGTCGGCGCGGCGGGTGCCGCCTTCGGCGCCGCCTTCGGGATGTCGATCACGCGGTTGGCGATCTTTTCCTGCATCCAGGTCGGCAACTTGTCGAACATCACCCCGTCGGGCGCGTCGGTCGAATAGACCAGCGCCTCGCCCTCGAGCACCGGCGCCGTCATTCCCCGGGGCATCGGCATGATGGACGTAAGGTTGGCGTAGGTGCGGTCGCCCTTCGTGGCGTGCGTGACGTTGATGAAGGCGGGCTTGCCGGCGACCTTCGACAGGTCGAAGGCCTTGAGTTCCTCGGCCGTGAACGACTTGCCGCGCCAGGCGGTGAGCAGCGCGTAGAGCGTGCTCTTCTCGTTAAGCGACAGGCCCACGGTGCGGCTGATGACGGCCGGCAGGTCCTTTGTCTCGCCGTCCTTCGTGATCTCCACCCTGATGGACGGGATCTGGAACCGCAGCACGACGGTGCGCTTTGGAGCAAATTGGCCGCCTGGGCTCGGCTGCACGCCGAGGTCCACCACCATGTCGCAGATGGCCGCGTGAGCGCCGGCCTCGAGGGGCTTGCGGGGCTCGAAGCTGCCGCCGCCCGAATTGCTAATAATCAAACTCATGTCACTTCTCCTTCGGCTCGCCATGGTTACGGGTGGCGTATGCCGTGCCCGTTGCGGAGGGGGAGCCCGCCTCCTAAATCAAATTCTAGCCTACTGCATTAGCTCGACCAAGGCCCAGCAGAAAATCAGGATCAGCAGGCAGCCAATCAGCGCGTGGCCCAGCAGCTCGAAGAGCTCGTCCCAGTCTGGCTTCATCGCGGCGACTCCATAATCCGACATTCAACGAACAGCCCCTTCCAGCCGCAAGTAGATACTTTGGCGTAGATGTCAAAGGAAATTATCAAAACAGGTATTGCGAAATACAAAAGCAGCAAAAGAACGCCTTTGATATCGCGCCTTGAGAATTTCATCGCGGCACCTCGCCCCGCGCACGGATGGCATCTACAGTTCGTTGAGCAACATTGTCAGACTCGCATTGACCGTGAACGATTTTGCAGCAAGCCTCGCGCTCTGCTGCGGCAACGAGGGCGGCGAAGTGTTGGAAGATGTCAACAAACCCTTCGTAATTCTTCGGGGTCGGATTGTTCTCTTTCGCTCCAACTTCTTGCATCCATCGAATCACATCCTCGCGGTTCATCGCGGCACCTCCTGCCGCTCGACGGCGGCTTGAATTCTCTCCCCAATCCACTTCATGCACGGCACCGCCATGCTGTTGCCAAGGGCTTTGTAGCGCGGGCCGTCTGGTGCTTCCGGCTTCTTGCGCCACGGGATATTTGTATACCCGTCCGGAAAGCCTTGCAGCCGCTCGCACTCGACCGGCGTGAGGCGGCGGACTTGCATGGCGGGCTGCGCTACCCATTGATCTGGCGACGACGCGACGGTGAAGGCAAGCTCGTCTCTGCCGAGGTAGCCCTTGCCAGCCTGCTTGCCGATGTTGGTGCTTCCGCGACTGCCGTCCTCGCGCTCGACGCCGCCGCGCACCTTGAAGGCTATCGCCGCCGGCTGGGCGACCACATTCCGTAATTGAAAGACGTTACCCTCGTTGGTGTAGGTGCGCTGCTCGTTGGCGCAGATCGCGTGTACTGGGTCGTTGGATAGAGCAGACTGGGCGACGGGAACGATAGGCGTGCCACGGCCTGTGCCGTCTTCCTCTGCCGCCGACCTTGTGGTCAGAGCGTGAGTACGGTCGCCAGTCGCACACGCCACCGGCTGGGCGACCATGTTGTAGCATTCGTCACCGGTAGGGCCACCGCTGCCCTTCGCCCACTTGCGAGTCACGGCTCCCGAGATGCTGCCGTCCGCAGGGCCACCGCCAACGCCTCGGGCAGCGCCTTGCCCCTTTTCTCTGCTCGGCGCAGGATTCCGCTGCACGCTTTCGGACTCAAAAAGAACCGCTGCGGCACCGGCCTGGTCTCCAAGACATCCGACAACGAACACACGTCGACGACGCTGGGCCACTCCGAACCATTGTGCGTCCAGCACCCGATAGGCCCACCCGTACCCCAACTCCCCCAGCGCTGCGAGGAAGGTGCCAAAATCCCGTCCTCCGTTGGATGACAGGACACCGGGGACGTTTTCCCAGACAATCCATTTAGGTCTCTCACGTTCAGCGATTGCAAGAAAAGTGAGCATGAGGTTGCCTCTGGGGTCATCGAGCCCCTTGCGGAGGCCCGCGACGCTGAAGGACTGGCAGGGGGTTCCACCGACAAGAAGGTCAATTGGTTCAAGATTCCACTCCTTGAATTTAGTCATGTCGCCGACATTCGGGACATGGGGGTAGTGATGCTTCAGCACGGCTGAAGGGAACGGCTCGATCTCGCTGAACGCGACGGGCGTCCAGCCAAGGTCGTGCCAGGCGACGGTCGCGGCTTCGATGCCAGAGCAGACGGATAGGTACTTCATGCCCCATCCTCCGCGCTGTACCAATCTTCCTGGCGGCGCAAGAAGTCGGGCCACCCCATTTCCTTTCGCGTAAAGGAGCGATCCTCGACGAGTACATGGTTCGTCGGCTGCGCCGTGAAGCGGCCGTTCTCAAGCTGGATGAAGTAAAACTCCTTCGACTGCTCCGGCGACGCGCTGAAGGCGTCGCCGACCGGGGCCACCGTAAAGAGGTACATCCCGCGGTGCTCAGCCTTGTCCTGCAATCTCACGCGGCAGTTCATGCTCTGAAGGAAAGGGTATTCGATGGTCGAGAATTGGTAGCCGTAGCAGTCCCAGGTCTGGGCCTGCGCCGGCGTCCACGGCTCGGCGGCCTCGTAAGTGGACGCGAGCTGGTGCAGCGGCACGTTGCGGTAGACGGCGCCAGACTCGAGCATCACATGGCACCCCCACGCGCGGCCGGGAAACGACGCGAGCCCGAACCAGACCGCGCGCAGCCAGCCGTGGTCGCCAATCGCGCGCGGTTCGATCCACACATATTTGTGCGTCGGCAGGGAACCGGCGTGCGTGTGCAGGGTCAAAGGTCGCCCTCCAGCAGATCCTCAAGCGTGCCGAGCACGTCGTCGAATTCTTCATCGCAGAGCTGCGACTGCTGGTGCAGCTCGCACCATGCCGGGTCCATCCGGCGCAGCGCGTCGCGCAGCGCGCGCAGCATCACCCATGCAGCGTCGCCGCGACCAAGCAGCACGTCTGCTTCGGCGCTGAACCCGGCGGCGCGCAGCCGGCTGATGGCGCGCTCGATGTCGATTTGAATCGGCATATGCTCCAACTCAGAAAGCACCATCGCCTCAAACAGGCCATCCTCTTGTGGCAGCTTCGGGTCGCTCATTAGTCACCCCCGCACGAGTTCATGATTGCAGCGATCGCGCCGAACATCACGACGACCGCCCACGCTATGCCGACGATCAGCAGCATAACCTCTAGGTGAGTCATCGCGTGCTCCCCCACCGGCTGACCGACGGCGGGTCGGCGCGGTAGACGCGCGCGCGGCCGCCGGGCTTTGGCAACAGGTCACGGTTGCGGCGGCGCAGGAGCCACTCGTAGGCGGCGAGGGCGGTCGCGCCCAAGCCGAAGATGCCAAACCATGCCGCGAGGATGGCGAACCACTCGAATGCTTCTGTGTTCATGCGGCCACCTCAATGACAACCTCGCGCCCTTCACGAATCTGCATCTCCTTGACATCAAGCAGAGCCTGCCATTGGACGGCGGTGTAGCCGTCGACCTTTTTGCCGGTGCGCGTCGCCTTCTCGACATTCTTGCGGAGATCGGCGGCGTTGCTCTCAAGAGTCTGGAACAGTCTCTCAGAGGTGCAGCCGTAAAACTTTAGCAACAGGCTGAACGGGATGTATTTGGTCTTCATGCGGCCACCTTGCCATTGATGATGGATTTTGCGTGATCGATGGCCTCGTCACGTTCATTACGCGGAAAGTAGATGCGAACGGTCAATCCATCCGGGTCGTCGAGTTTAAAGAAGCTCACGCGAATTCGTCCGCGCACATTTTCGACTTTGGCAGCCTGCATCGTGCCGTAGTTGATTTCCAAGTGTTCCATGTTCGTCTCCTTCTATCGCTTCTGGTCCGGCACCGCGCCGTCCATGGATGAGACTGTAAAGCATCCGAAAACAGAACACAAGCCCCTTTTGTGAAAATATTTCGCTTGACGGGTTGTGGCGTACAAAATACGCTTGTCGGATGAAAAAGCCAACGCCACAGGCGGTCGCTCTTATGCACGCCATTGACAAACTCGGCGGCCAGACCGCCGCGGCCCACAAACTCTCGGTGACGCAGCAGGCCGTCCAATACTGGCTCAAGAGCGGGCGGCTGCCACCGCTGCGCGTGCTTGCGGTCGAGGCGGCCTCTGGTGTATCTCGTAAGGCCCTCCGGCCGGATATCTACCCATGAAGCCAGACCTCACCGCCATCGTCTCCGTCGAGCGCGTCCTCGAGCTCTCCAAGCGCGCGCCGGTCTTTCCGTGCCGTAGGGCGGACCAGACCGACCAAGAAGGTCGCACCTTAAAGGCAAAGTCGCCCCTCACCCGCAACGGCTTTAAGGACGCGACCCAGGACGAGCAGCAGATCCGGCGCTGGTGGTCGGCTAATCCGGAGGCGCTGGTCGGGGTGCCGACGGGGAGTATCACCGGGCTGGTGGTCATCGACTATGACCATCGGAGCGCCTCGAGCGCGGCGCAGGACTGGATCAGCGAGCACCAGTTCGAGCTCACCAAGACCAGGGTACACGCGACCGGCGGCGGCAGCGGCGGGCGGCATTACCTCTTCAAGGCGCCGGCCGGGGTCAAGATCAGGGGCGGCGCCAGCGTCGTGCTGGGCAAGGTCAAGCGCGAGGGGCTCGACATACGCGCCGAGGGCGGGTACGTCATATGGTGGCCCCTGCACTACGGCCAGAGCGGCCCCATGGAGGAGGCGCAGCCGCTGCCGGCGGGGCTCATCGACGAGCGCAGGATGGACCTCGAGCTGCCCGCCGAGGTCGCCGCTAAGCTGCCGCCGAAGCCCGGTACTTCCCAAGACTTTCAGCGCGACCTGTTGCGCGTCACCGAGGCGATCGCGCACATCGACCCAGAGGGGTACGACGCCTGGCTGATGGTGGGGATGGCGCTGCACCACGCATCGGGCGGCGCAGACGACGGCCTCGAGCTGTGGGATGCGTGGTCATCCGGCGGCATCACCGGCGTGCTGCCGGCGTCGTATGCAGGGCGGGCGGACATGGAGTACCGCTGGCAGTCGTTCCACCTGGACCGTGGCAAGGGGGTCACCCTCGGGAGCCTCTTCAGCGCCGCCAAGGCGGGCGGCTGGGTGCCGGTGCCAGAGGCGGTGCGCATCGGGCCGCCCCAGCGGGACGAGCCGGAGACCGATTACAGCGACGTGCCAGAGGCCAGAGGCATGGAGCGCGCGCGGGAGCCGGAGCCGACCTTCCTCTCGATCGGCGCGGCCGCGACGCCCGGGCGGCGGCTCACGCTGCGCGCCATCGGCGATATCGTCGCGGAGCGGCGCGAGGCGACCTGGCTCATCCACAACGTCATCGAGGCCAACGTGCTGGCGGTGCTCGCCGGGCCGCGCGCGTCGTTCAAGTCGTTCATCGCGCTCGACTGGGCCATGCGCATAGCGTCCGCCGGCAACCCGGTCGTGATCCTCTCCGGAGAGGGCGCCGGGCTCGGCAGGCGCGCCGAGGCGTGGGTGCAAGAACACGGCAAGGGCCGCGGCCTAGGCGATCTTCAGATGCTCGCGCTCGAGTCCGTCGCCAACCTCAACGCGGAGTCCGAGATGGAGGCGCTCCAGCAGGCCATCGACCAGGCGCAGGTGCGGCCGGCGCTTATCGTGGTCGATACCTTCTCCAAGTTCAGCGCCGGGCTAGACGAGAACAGCAACCAGGAGGTCGCCGAGTACCTCTCGAAGCTCACCATCGGGCTGCGTGAGCGATACACGGCCACGGTATTGCTCGTGGCGCACTCGGGCCACGGGGACAGCAAGCGGCCACGGGGCGCGTCCGCGCTCATGGCTAACCCCGACGCCGAGTACATCGTCGAGCGGCCGGACATCCAAGGCATGGCCGTCACCGTCACCCGCGAGAGGTTTAAGGACACCGCCAGCCTGTCGCCGGTCGGGTACGAGGCCGCCGAGGTCGACCTTGGGCGGCGGGATCGGTACGGGGAGGCGATCAAGTCGCTGGTCATGCGTGAGGCCGAGGTGGCGGGGCGCAGGGAGCGCGAGCCGATGCCGCAGGGCAAGGCGCAGCGCCAGCTGCTCACGGCGCTGAGGGAGCGCCAGAGGGCCTCCGACTCGGAGCTGATATGGTCGCTGCCGGACCTGCGCCAGATCGGAAGGGAGGCCGCGATGAGCAAGACGACCGCCCACGCGGCGGCCGAGGCGCTGGCCTTTTCGCCCTTCATGACGGGCACCATTGGGGGCTACAAGCTGTCGAGGGAGGGCAACTAACTGTGGCGAAAATGAGACAAAATAAGGTACGAAAAGTACGAAAAGTACGAAATGTACCGGTTCGTCCCGTACGAACCGGGTACGAAAGGTACGAGAGTCCTTTAGGACTCGTACCTTTTGTACCGTACCCGGCCTTGGATCTCGAACCAGCCAAGACGGACACGGCCTTCGGCCGGAGGATGGTCGAGGGCTTGGGTGAGGAGGGGTTCCGGGTGGCAAAATCGTTGCAGGTCCACTTTGGGGCCAAGGTCGTCCACTACCAGGACGCGCAGGGCGAGGCCGGCAAGCGACCGGGGTGGGCGCAACCATGAGCCAGGGCATCATCCGGTTCGATAGGCTGGGGCCGCTCGAGTGGAAGGAGGACGAGAAGTGGGGGCTGCTGACCGGGTGCGGTCGGTTTGCCGTCATGTCGTCTAAGGTCGACAACCAGGTGCGCCATGTGCTCTGGGCTCATGGGGCGGATGGCAGGGTCATCCCGAAGTGGCTCGGGGTCTTCGAGACCACCGAGGCGGCCAAGGCTGAAGCCGAGGAGCGGAAGTACGACGACCCTCCAAAGCGCAACGGCATCCACGACCACAAGTCCAAGTGGGCCAAGAAGCGATGAAGCTCTGCCCGATCTGCCTGACAGAGAACACCGGCGGCCGTCCTCATCGGTACCATAAGCTCGCCGCGAGGAAGTCCGGCCATACGCTCGAGGAGCTGGCGATCGCCGCACGGGCTACCATTGAGCAGAACGCAGTCAAGGCCATCGTGATGGATGCGGTCGATGAGGCGAGGCATCCAGACCATTGGCGGTCGAAGCCGAGGGCAGGCAGGGCCGAGTATCATCGGGCCTATTACTGGCGCAAGGTTGAGGCTCGACGCAACTCGACGAGGGAGACCAAGCGCCGGGCGCGGATGTCCAGGAAGCTTAGGCCCTTGATTGCCGACCTATGCCGTGCTGTAGACTTGGGCCGCATTACTGCGAGATGGTGAGACATGGGACTGAGACAACGACAACGCGGCGCTGAGACCGAGCGCGAGGTCTGCAAGATAATCACGGACAAGACCGGCTGGCAGACCAATCGGATCTTGGGACAGGCCAGAGACGGCGGGGCTGATATCCGACTGGCTCGGTGGGTCCTCGAGGTCAAGCGCAGGAAGTCTATCGCGGTCTATGAGTGGGTCGACCAGGCTACCGCGGCCTGTGCGCCTTACGAGATCCCGGCGGTCGTGTGCCGTGGCGACAAGCGCGAGTTCTTGGTCATCCAGCGCCTTGATGACTGGCTGGCTCTGGTTAAGCCGCAGCTGCCCGAAAGATGAAATGCCCGAAGTGCAGCCGGCCGTCTGAGGTCGTCAAGGTCTACCAGTTCGCAACGGAGGCTCGACGGCGAAGAGAATGCACGGCCTGCGGGTTCCGGTTCTCTACGACCGAGCGAGTCTGGCGCCGGGTCTATGCGGACGAGAAGCGACCGAAGCCTGAGAGACAACCGAGGCGGGTTGAGGCTGAGAGGCCGAGGCGCACTTATTCCAACTTCGACATCGTGGCGCTGGATGGCTATGACATGGACTACGAAGATGTCACGACATTTGTGCATGTGAGCGACGACTGATGCCTGGAACACCAATCAAACGCGCCAAGCGTGAGAAGGCCCAAGAGCTGATGAAGACCCAAGACTTCTGGGACCAGCTCTGGATTCATTTAGGCGAAGGCAACTCGCTGCGATCCTTTACGGGCGACGGCAGCGTCGTGCCCTATTCCGTTCTGTTCGATCGCATCCAGAAGGACCCGGAATTGAGCGAGCGCTACGAGATGGTCCGTAACGCTAGGGCGCTTGCGAATGCCGAACGCATCGAGCAGCTGGCCGAAAAGGTCGAGGCCGAGCAGATGGACCCGAACGCCGCAAAGGTGGCGATGTCTGCGCGTCAATGGCTGGCCGAGCGGATGGATGCGAAGCGATGGGGCAACAAGATCCAGCAGGACATCAAGGTGACGGACACGACGCAGCTGCACCTCGAGGCCGTGCGTAACCTGATGCGCACCGTGAGCACTCAGGAGCCGGAAAAGCTGACGCGCGACACATCGTCGCGGTCGGATGCTGGCGCGCGCGACACATCTGTGGATAACCTGTGAGTAACCCTGTGGATAACCTGTGGATAACTTCTGCTCCGGCGATCAGGGCACCGACGCGCATTCTGTCACATCGCGTAAGTCATTGATTCGCAAGGGGTTGCACATCGAAGTGCGTATAATGCCCATTATGTTAAGTCGTCCACCACGCGGTCAGCCTGCGCGTAAGTCATTGATTCCCCTCGAAATCGACCCCCCCTCCCCCTGTCGATCGCGCGCGGCGGGCGCGGCCGGCCCGGCAGACCCCCCCCGGCGGGTGGCCCCCGGGGGGCGGGTGCGTTTGCGTAACCCCACACGGGCCGTCTGAAAAAAAATGCAGAATCCATACCTCGACTTCGTAAAACGCTACCACGCGGCCCCTGTGGCCTTCGTGGAGGAGGTGCTAGGCGTCACCCCAGACCCGTGGCAGCGTGACCTCCTGCGCCTCCTGGCTGCCGGAGAGCGCAAGGTCTCGGTCCGCTCCGGCCACGGCACCGGCAAGTCGACCGTGGCCTCCTGGGCCATGCTCTGGTTCATGCTCACCCGCGTGCCGGTCAAGGTCGTGGTCACGGCCCCCACGGCCAGCCAGCTCTTCGACGCGCTCTTCGGCGAGTGCCGCCGCTGGGCCAAGCTCCTGCCGCCCGCCGTGGCGGATCTCCTCGAGATCAAGTCCGACCGCATCGAGCTGCGCGCGAGCCCCGAGGAGTCGTTCATCTCGGCCCGCACCAGCCGCGCCGAGCAGCCGGACGCCTTGCAGGGCATCCACGCCGAGTGGGTGCTGCTGGTGGTGGACGAGGCCCCCGGCGTATCCGAGGCGGTCTTCGAGTCCGCCGGCGGCTCCATGTCGGGCCACAACGCGACCACGCTCCTCCTCGGCAACCCCACCCGGACGCAGGGGTATTTCTACGACACCTTCCACCGCCTCGCTGGCGAGTGGAAGAACCTGCACGTCTCCTGCCTCGACTCGCCCCGGGTGAGCGACGACTATGTGCGCGAGATGTCGAGCCGGTACGGCGAGGGGTCGAACGCCTACCGGGTGCGCGTGCTGGGCGAGTTCCCGGTCGCGGACGACGACACGCTGATTGGGCTCGAGCTTGCGCAAAGCGCGGTCGACCGTGACGTGGTACAGAACCCGGGCGCGCCGGTGCTCTGGGGGCTGGACGTGGCGCGCTTCGGGACGGACTCCTCGGCGCTTTGTCGGCGCCAGGGCAATGTCGTGCTCGGCACGGTCAAGACCTGGAAGAGCCTCGACCTGATGGCGCTCACGGGCGCGGTGATGCACGAGTGGGACACGACCGACCACAAGCATCGCCCGGCCGAGATACTGGTCGACAGCATCGGCCTAGGCGCGGGCGTGGTGGACCGGCTGCGCGAGCTCAAGCTCCCCGCGCGCGGCATCAACGTCGGCGAGTCCCCCGCCTTCAAGGGGCAGTACATGAACCTGCGCGCCGAGCTCTGGGGCAAGGCGAAGGCGTGGCTACAGGCGCGCGACTGCAAGCTGCCGCGTGACGAGCGCCTGGTAAATGAATTATCCTCGCCGCGCTATTCGTTCATGTCGAACGGGAAGCTCAAGCTCGAGAGCAAGGACGACATGAAGCGCCGCGGGCTGGCCTCGCCCGACGTGGCCGACGCCTTCGTGCTGACCTTTGCGAGTGAGGCGGCGACCGGCAGCGGGGTGTACTCGCCGACCTGGGCCAAGTCTGTGAAGCGAGGAGTGAAGGGGATCGTATGAGCATATCGTGGCGTGATTTTTTCTTGGCCGACCCTTACGAGGGCGCCAAGGCCGTGGAGGATGACTTGCAGGGCTGGGGGTCGGATGACCCGATGTTTGAGCAGGTGATCGCCAAGATACTGCCGCGCACGATTATCGAGGTCGGCTCGTGGAAGGGGCGCTCGGCGGTCAACATCGTCAACACCTGCCTGCGGTATGGGGTACACCCGTCGCTGGTTTGCGTCGACACTTGGCTCGGGAGCCTTGAGAATTACTCGCGCCACGACGGCGAGAACAAGTGGCTCCACGAGGCGCTGCGGCTGGACGCGGGCTACCCGCGGCTGCACGAGCTGTTCATGTCGAACATGGTCCGCAACAAGGTCTCCAAGTTCGTGACCCCCCTCCCCCTGCCGGCGACGATTGCGGCGCGGGTGTTGGCCGAAAAAAATGTGCAGGCCGATGTCATCTACATCGACGGCTCGCACGACTACGAGGATTGCAAGGCGGACCTGGCAAACTACTGGCCGCTCTTGCGCCA